GACACCATTGGGCAAAAAGATATTAATGAAATGATTATTGCTGGAATTTCATCGGATGAGATTGAAAAGATTATAAGTAGTAATACATTTTGTGGTTTAGAAGCACAAACAAAATTTGTGTTTTGGAAGAAAGTTTAAAATGCCTAGTGTGAAAAGTATCGAAACACCTTCTGGTAAAAGTATCAAAATCTATGATGATATTTTTACGATGGCTCAAAGACAGGGGTTCTATTCGTTTTGTAAGAATTCATTTTACAAGATAGATGGTCGTGATAGTGATATCATTGAACACCAAAACAATTTGACCATTGTTGCAAGATATACAGAAGATGATATTCGTGCAATGAGATTTTTTGATTTTGTGACAGATGAAGATTTGTTGAATGTTGCTAAAAACTACAAATTAGATTCTGCTTCAGTCAATATCTCAACACCTGCTGATTTGTATCATGTTCATACTGATACACACACAGTAGAAGGTATGACCATACTATATTATGTAAACATGCGTTGGCCTATTGATTGGGCTGGCGAGACAATATTTTTAAATGAGAATGGTGATGACTATGAGTATGTGTCAGCATATAAACCAGGCAGAGTCCTGTTGTTTGATGCTACGATACCACATGTAATCAGGCCACCAGTAATGAAAGCGGACACACTTAGAATGACATTTGCAATGAGGTTTATAAAATGAAAATTGATTTGATTAGTTACTCACAACCAGCAGAATATTTTGCTGAGAATATGACAGAGTTGATTGCTTTTTGTGCTAGGGTTTCAAACCCAAGCAATCAAGGTAATAAAGAAACCTCTGAGAAGTTAATTCGTTATTTAATTAAAAATCAACATTGGTCACCATTAGAAATGGTATCAATGTGTTTAGAGATTGAAACAACACGGGATATCGCAAGACAAATGCTAAGACACAGGTCGTTCAGCTTTCAAGAATTTTCACAACGATACGCAGACCCAACAAAGGACTTAGATTTTGTTTTAAGAGAGGCGAGACTTCAAGACCCTAAGAATCGCCAAAATAGTATTGAATTGCAACCAACTATTGGTAATGCTTTAATTGGTGATGAATGGAAACATAAACAGCTCGAACTTATTAACCATGCAAAAGAAGTGTATGAATGGGCTATTTCACAGGGCATCGCAAAAGAGCAGGCCAGGGCAGTTCTGCCTGAAGGTAATACTGTCTCTCGTTTGTATATGAACGGAACAATTAGAAGTTGGATTCACTATATTCAATTGCGTTCAGCAAACGGTACACAAAAAGAACACAGAGAAATTGCACAAGCATGTGCTAAGGTTATAGCCACAGTATTCCCTATGGCAGCCGAATTTGTAGAACAACAACAATAATAAAATTTGGAGTATTTAATGGAAGATATCGTTCACGGTATTAAGGTAGACTATTCTCGGGACAATTTGTTTGATGCATTAGGCCTGATGAGGCTAAAAGAATCATACATGCGAGAAGATGAAACATCACCACAAGAAAGGTTCGCATATGTATCAAAAGCATTCGGGACTGATGAAGCACATTCACAGAGATTATACGAATACAGCAGTAAGCATTGGCTCTCTTATTCTACTCCCATTCTTTCTTTTGGTCGCAGTAAGCGTGGCTTGCCTATTTCATGCTTCCTCCCATATCTTGATGATAGTGCAGAAGGTTTGGTCGATACTCTCTCAGAAGTAAATTGGTTATCAATGTTAGGAGGAGGTGTAGGAATTGGAATTGGTATTCGTAGTGCTGATGATAAGTCTGTTGGTGTTATGCCTCATTTGCGGACTTATGATGCTTCTTCTCTTGCTTATCGCCAAGGTCGCACTCGCCGTGGTTCTTATGCCGCTTACTTGGATATTTCTCATCCTGATATTCTTATTTTCTTAGAGATTAGAAAACCAACAGGTGACCAGAATATGCGTTGCTTAAATTTGCACCATGGTATTAATATCACCGATGATTTCATGCATATCATTGAACAATCAATGCTTGATAAAAACTTTGATGACACATGGGAACTAAAAGACCCAGCATCAGGTGAAGTGCGTGATACAGTATCAGCAAGAGAATTATGGCAAAGAATTTTAGAAATGCGTATGTTGACTGGTGAACCATACATTCACTTTATTGATACCAGCAACAACAAAATGCCAGAGTATCAAAAGAAACTAGGGTTGAAGATTAGACAATCAAATCTTTGCTCAGAAATTATTTTACCAACAGATAAAGATAGGACTGCCGTATGCTGTTTATCAAGTTTAAACTTAGAATATTATGATGAGTGGAAGAATGATGGACAATTTCTTAGAGATGTTGCAGAAATGTTGGACAATGTTCTACAACATTTTATCGACAACGCTCCTGCTGTCATTGCTCGGGCTCGTTTCTCTGCTATGCGTGAGCGGTCTATTGGTATTGGAGCTTTGGGATGGCATGCTCTCCTACAGCACAAAAATATTGCGTGGGAAAGTGCGTTAGCAACAGGCCTCAATAGAACAGTATTCTCACACATTAGAGGAAAATTAGATGAAGCAAACCAACAACTTGGCTCAATTCGTGGTGAAGCACCCGATGCTGTGGGAAGTGGTAATCGTTTTAGCCATCTTATGGCCATTGCTCCTAATGCCAGTTCTAGTATCTTGATGGGTAACACATCACCAAGTGTTGAACCATATCGTGCTAATGCTTATAGACAAGATACGCTATCAGGCTCACACTTGAACAAGAACAAATGGTTGGATAAAATCATTAAGGAGAAATGTGATAATGACAGTAAACTCGACTATCAGGAAATCTGGTCAAGTATCATCGCTAACGATGGTTCAGTCCAACATTTGGACTTCTTGGATGACAATACCAAAGATGTGTTCAAAACAAGTATGGAGATTGACCAAAGATGGATTGTGGACCATGCCGCTCACAGACAGGATTTCATTGACCAGGCGCAATCCATTAACCTGTTCTTCCGACCTGATGTAAATATTAAGTATCTACATGCAGTTCATTACCAAGCATGGAAACAAGGACTCAAAACACTTTACTATTGCCGTTCAGAGAAGTTGGCCAAGGCTGATAAAGTATCTAAGAGAATTGAGCGTCAAGTTATTCAGGAATTGGATTTAAAGGCACTTGCTAAAGATGATGAAGTCTGTTTAGCATGTGAAGGATAAAAATGCCTTTGTATGATTATAAGTGTAGTGAGTGTGGCCATTTTGTAAAAGACCACAATAAAAAAATTAGTGAGCCGCATCCTAAAGAATGTCCCGAATGTAAAAAGGAATCACTAGAGTTGTCATATGAAAACTATGATGCTCTAGTCCAATACAAGGGTAAAGGATGGTTTAAGACAACTGGAAGTTATTAAGGAAAAAAATGAAAATATTACGATTTACAGCATCATGGTGTAATCCATGCAAAATGCTTGCAAAGAATTTAGAAGGTGCAGAACTTGGCCTTCCAATCGAAGTAGTAGATATTGATGTTCATCCAGAAATGGCACAGGAATATAGCATTCGCTCTGTTCCTACATTGGTACTATTAGGTGATGATGGTTCGATTCAGAAAACATCTGTTGGTGTCAAGACTGTGAAAGAGATTGAGGCTTGGGCAGCATGATTAAGAAAACAGAATTTAAACTAACAGATACACGAAATAGTTTTAAACCATTTAACTATCCGTGGGCATACGATGCTTGGTTAAAACATGAGCAATCACATTGGTTGCACACCGAAGTACCAATGCTTGAAGATGTAAAAGATTGGAAAAAGAAATTATCACCAAGTGAGAAACAATTTCTAACCCATATCTTCCGTTTCTTTACACAAGGTGATATCGATGTGGCTGGTGGTTATGTAAACAACTATCTACCATATTTCCCACAACCTGAAGTTCGAATGATGTTGATGGGTTTTGCTGCTCGTGAGGCATTGCATATTGCGGCCTACTCACACCTAATTGAAACACTAGGTCTACCAGATACAACATACAATGAATTCTTAGAATATCAGGAGATGAAAGACAAGCACGATTATGTGTTAGACCTTGCATCTAAGAATGGTACAAAAGAAAACACCGCAAGGCATATTGCAGTATTCTCCGCTTTCACCGAAGGTATGCAGTTGTTTAGTTCTTTTGTTATGTTGTTAAATTTCCCACGACACGGAAAAATGAAAGGCATGGGACAAATTGTTACTTGGTCTATTGTTGATGAAACAATGCACGCTGAGAACATGATGAAACTATTTAAGACTTATATCCATGAAAACAATGAAATTTGGAATGATGAATTGAAGTCATCTATATACACCATTGCTGAAAGAATGGTCGAACTAGAAGACAAGTTTATTGACCTTGCTTTTGGTGTTAATGAAATGGAAGGTTTGACTGCTGATGAATTGAAGAAGTATATTCGTTATATCGCAGACCGCCGTTTGATTGGCCTTGGTATGAAAGGCATCTTCAAAGTTAAAAAGAATCCACTACCATGGGTAGAGGAAATGATTAATGCACCAACTCACACAAACTTTTTTGAAAATCGGGCTACCGATTATGCTAAAGGTGCATTATCAGGCAATTGGGATGAAGTGTGGGCTTAATTTAATTAATTAATAGGAGAACATACATGTTCGCATTAATCGTAGGTTTAGTAGTAGGTGTATTGGTTGGTTGGAATGTTGCAGAACCAGCAGTAGTAAAAGAATTAAAACAAAAACTTTTAGATAAGATAAAAGGATAAAATGAGAAAATTATTAGCAATCTTATTGTTGGTGCCAACTCTTGCATTTGCACAGAAGGCACCACAAGGTGTAACATATGATGCTCAGATTATTAGAGTGAGTGATGGTGATACAATTGTTATCTCCGCACCATTCCTACCTGCACCATTGAAACCAGAACTTGCAGTTCGCATCTATGGTGTGGATACACCAGAGAAAGGTTTTAGAGGTCAGTGTGAATCTGAAAAACAAAGAGGTGAAGCTGCATCAGCTTTCACTAAAAATGTAGTAAGTAAATCAACACAACGCCAAGTAACCCTCTATGGTTGGGATAAGTTTGGTGGCCGTGTGTTGGGTGATATTATACTTAATGGCCAATCACTACGAACATTACTCATTCAAAATGGGTATGCTCGTGAATATTATGGCGATGCTAAACAATCATGGTGTAACTAATGCCTACTTTAGCACATACTTGTGATGAGTGTGATTCTAAGTTTCAATTGAAGTATAGCATTGATGACTGTGATGATGACCCACGATTTTGTCCATTTTGTTCAGCATACATACTAGAGAAAGATGAATCTGAACAAGAGGATGAATAGTGTGGTTTTATCATAATACAGCAGAACAATTCAAACCCGAAGATGCTGAAGGCTACTTTGGGTTTGTCTATCTAATCACTCACAATCCAACAGGCCGAAAATATATTGGTAAGAAGTTTTTTACCAAGGCTGGCAAACGCCAAGTAAAAGGTAAAAAGAAAAAGGTCAGAAAGACCTCTGATTGGGAAACTTATTGGGGTTCTAATACTGAACTACAAGCTGATGTGAAGAAGAATGGTGAAGACCAATACACCAGAGAAATACTCCACTTATGTAAAAGTAGAAGTGCTTGCAGTTATTGGGAGACTTTTGAGATATTCAATCGGCAGGCCTTGCTATCTGAGACCTACTACAATTCGTGGGTTACTTGCAAGATTCACAAAGCACATGTCTTTGGAAAGCTTTAGGTCTTAATCAAAACCGGACACCGCTACTTATAAGTTTAGAGTAGTGCCTGGACACTATACCAGGCAATATTTACGGCAATTTCAGCATACGAAATAGAAATTGTTGCAACGCAACATAAAAAGCATATATAATAGTATGAGGCGCTTAAAGAGGCCTTTAACTTAAACTCGCTTAATAGGAGAAGTATATGAGCATTATCACATCTAAATTTTACGCAAATCAGGCAATCGACACTTTCCAAGGTGCTAAAACTGCCTTCCTCAAAAATGTAGTAGCCGAAGACAAGTTCCGTGCTCCACTACAATCTTTCGTTGATGCACAAACATCATTCGCAAAAGAAATGGTTCGCATTGGTGATGAAATTTTCACACAATCTGTAACCTACTTGCAAGACCAAGCCAAAGTAAAGAAGTAATATCATGCTAAACTGGATACCTATGACCGATGATGATTGGGATTGGGTTAACGGGAAGCAACCTGAACCCAAACCAGTGAAGTAACTAAGAACCGACAGTTTCCTGTTCTTATACATAATAGTATATGGATAAGGAAAATCTGTCGGTTTCTTTTAGGAAATTACTAGAGCTAGATATTGTGAACAACACGAAATCTTGGGAACCTGTTGTCCGAAATAATTGGGCAATCAAATTCTCGGTATATAAAGAAAACATTTTTTTAATGTTTGTCTCTGTGTTTACAGGTGAAACTATCATTCGGTATTATACCAATGAAGATGAGGCATGTAAGTTCATTAACTATATACTACACCAAGATGCCTCAAAGGCATTACCACTAAACCCTGCTTGAGCGGGGTTTTTTATTTGCCTCTTTTTTGCTTTGAATTGGTGTATAATGTCATCATAACTTAGTGCTTTGTGAAAGTATAAAACATGTTTGAAATATTATGCTTGCTGTTTCTGAAACATTATTTTGCCGACTTTGTATGGCAGACAGAACGGATGGTGAGAGAGAAAGCCCACTACGGGCAAATTCATGGCCTATATCATTCAGGCCTTCACGCATTGCTAACCTTTGCAATCGTTTCCTTCTTTACATTTCCCGTTTTCGCCTTTACTTTGGCGTTTATCGATTTTCTTTTCCACTATCATATTGATTGGTTCAAAATGAACTATGGTGAAAGAGATATCACTAAGAAAGAGTTTTGGCATCACCTTGGTGCAGACCAATTGGCACATGCTATTACATACATCATCATTGTTAAATTTTTGTGGATTATAGGAGTATAATATGGCAGTATGGTCAGTAAAACCTCAATGGAAGAAGTCTATTATTGAACGACAAGAATGGACTAAAGATGGCAACACATTCATCTATGAAACTGGTTGGCGATGGGGTGAGTTTCATGTAACAACCGAAGATGATAATCCACCAGATTTAAAACCTGGCGTTGATATTTACAATTGTGATTATGATGCTGAATTGTATGAAACAACCGATGGTTGCTGGGATGAATGTGATTTTGATGGTTGTGATGATGAAACCCGTGAGTTTTTGGAAGAATTCTTGGAAGAAAATTCAGTATTCGACTTAGAAGAACATGGTTGGTATTGCGGTGATACAGAAATGATTATTGACTGTGAAATGGATATTGAAATGATTGAACCGACAGGTGATTCTGAAGAAGATGAAAATGTTGGTGAAACAGTTGCACCTAAAGATAAATGGCCATTTTAAGGAGGCATTATGTCTAGTGGTAGAGATGAAATGATGGCCAATTGGCCAAAGAAGTGTAGAAACCTAGATTTGGTTGATGCTGTCATTAAGATGCATGATATAGCCAGACTAGTTGAAAAAGAAGTTGGTGAAGGCAACCTAAGCCATGACATTCGCAATTGTGCTGACCGACTACACCTACTATCAATTGAAGAAGGTCGGTCGAATCGATTAGCAGAAAAAATTATTGAACAAGCAAAGGTGAAATGATGAATCATGCTGTTGAACAATTTCCTGGTCAGATTAAACAATTAGAAGACCACATTGCCTACCTAGAAAAAGAAGTTGATATGCTTCGTGAACGGATTAGGCAATTAGAATCACAGACCTATGGTGGGTCAACACAATGAGCCAATTAGAATTAAAATTCTTTTGGCCATTGACAGAACAAATCCCTCTGGATTTGGATTACACCGATTGTGATAGACCTAGACTAACTTATCCATTAGATACTGTCAGCTCGGGTCAGGTGTTTACAATCGGCAATGGAGGTACATGGAATACCTGTATAACAGCTGGTAACTTGACAATTGATACAGAAACCACTACAATCAAAGTTAAAGATAAACCAAATCTAATCAGGCGAGGTTTGTATAATGCTTTAGGATTGAAGTGGCAAATCAAATAGATAATTGGAGATGTAATGTTTGGATTAAAATATAAACTTGAAAACGCTAAACTGAAATTGGAACTCGAAGAAGTTAAAAAAGAACTCAGAGAGGCCAACAAAGTAATTGCTTCTGTAAATACAGAATTGACCTCAGCAGAACCTGTAATTGATTGGTCAATTATGAATGTATTTTCGGTTGAACGGATGGCAAGTAATAACAGGCCAGCCACAATTTTGGGTTATCTACTACCCGAACCAGTTGTGACAACAGAAGGAGCAGTCACAACCAAAGATGTTGTTCGTGAATGGACACTTTATTGCAACGAAGCTCGACACCAAGAACTAGTAGACCAATTTAAGGCCTATAAAGAAAAAGGAAAAAAGAAATGAATGTTTATATCCTGTTAGATAGAAGTGGCTCAATGGCCACATTGTGGAATGAGGCGATTGGCTCAATTAATGGTTATGTTGCTAAGTTGAAGAAAACAGATAAGGTTCACCTTGCTGTATTTGATTCAGTTAGCCATGATGTATTGCGTGATGTAAAGGTCAAAGATTGGACCGATGTATCAGAAAAAGAAGTAGAACCACGAGGCGGTACACCGCTCTATGATTCTTGTGGCAAGGTGATGGCTGTTGCAGAGAAAGATAACGCAAAGAAAACTGTATTGGTTGTAATGACAGATGGTTATGAAAATGCTTCACATGAACACACACAGGCCTCTATCAAAGCAAAAGTAAAAGCTTTTGAAGACAAAAAGTGGGAAGTTATTTTCTTGGGTGCCAACTTTGATGCGGTTGAATCAGTATCAGGCGCCATTGGTGTTGTAGGTTCTAAGACACTAAACTATGGTGCAGGTAACTTTGCTCGTGGTATGGCTACACTTGCATCAGCGACCACAATGTATTCAACACAAGATTGTGCAATTAATTTTACAAACGAAGATAAGGCAAAACTCTCAACTAGCACACTATGAACAAAAGAATAACCGATACCGACAGACTAAACTGGTTAGAAAAAGAAATTAGACAGAACGGCACGGTTGAATTCAAAGGTAACGATATCTTTAGCGTCAGCAGCCAATGGGTTAAAAACGCTAAAGATATCCGTGAACGAATCGATTCTGCTATCGAAAGAAGTAATGAGAGATTGATTAAAGACCACATTAGGAGATTGAAATCGTAATGAAGTTTATTGGTAATACAATGGAACAATACAGGTCAGATAGTGAACTGCTTGAAAAACTATCCGACTTGGAACACCAACAATGGGCCAATTGGGCTCAGAGTATTTTAAAATCAGAAACTATTTCAGAAGAGCGTAAGGCTAGATGGAGTACCATGTTTGTTGACTATAAAGACTTACCTGAAGAAATAAAAGAATATGACCGAGAGTATGCTCGTAAGGTCATGGAACTTATTAAGGAGTTTTACAGATGACAGAATTTGTCTATGATGAAGATGCAGACCCATTCTTAGAACAAAGCAAAGCAACGGGTACCAAACAAATCAAAGGCACACTACAAGAGGAAATTCTTGAGGCTTTAAAGAAACCACATATTCAAGTGGTGATTACAGAAGATAACAATGAAATCATTTAAACAGATGCAAGAAATTGCTAAACATAAAGATGGCACCTATGTAGCCTTTGAAATGAGACAAGACAGTAAAGACTTACTGGACAATTTTGTGAAGATGAATCTAGGATTAGATGAACGAATTAGTCCTGATGAATATCACACCACAGTTATCTACTCAAGGACACCTGTACCTGATGCAGAGCAATTTAAAGGGCCAATGACGGCCTCAGCCAATGTTGTTGGCTATGAAGTATTTCCCACCAAAACTGGTGACAAGTGTTTGGTAATGCGATTACAAAGCCAATCGATTGAGTTTCTAAACAAGAAATTGACCGAGTTGGGGGCAACCTCAGATTATGACACTTATAAGCCTCATGTAACAATTTGCTACAATTATACAGGCAATAATGATGTTTCAACCCTACCTGTGCCTCAATTTAACCTTAGTTATGATACACTAACAGTTAAACCACTTGACCCCGAATTTATTCCAGGCAACACAAAAGATTAATAATGAAGTTTGTAATTGCAGGCACACAATACCAATACAAGGATTGGCTCACTAAGAATGGCCATAATCCACAGGATTATTGTTATGTGCATGATGTGAGAGTATTTCATGGCACCGAAGACCCTCATGGTCTATTCATCGGTACATGGTATGAAAGGCCTGATATTGGTATGATTATCGATATGGTGCGAGTGAGACAAAGAAGTTTTGACCGAGAAAAGTTTTTCGAGGGTATTAAAAAGACTGTAATGGCCAAGAATCGGCATTTTGCGACAGATGTGGTTGGTAATATCAGACAAATAGGCCGTCAATATGAAGTATTTGATGGTACTCAATGGAGAAGTATATAATGTTTATTTTTGATGTAGAGACACTTGGTAAAGAATCCAATTCTGTGATTCTATCGATGGCCTGTATCTATTTTAATCCCGATGACCAGCCTGACCACAAGAAGTTATTTGATGAGGCCTTTTTCTGTAAGTTTGATGTAGAAGACCAAATCAAGCGACTACACCGCAAGGTCGGTAAAACCACTATGCAATGGTGGGCTAAACAATGTGAGAATGTAAAGAACAAATCATTTAAACCATCGGTTGAAGATGTGAAGTTTGAAGACGGCTATGAGGCCATGCGCCAATGGGCCAAGTCTAAGAATGATACCAAGTGTTGGGTGTGGGCGAGAGGTAATCTTGACCAGTTGGTGATGGACTCTATGGAAGAACAATTAGAGTTGGAACCAATCTTTCCATATGCTCGCTGGCGTGATGTAAGAACCGCAGTAGATTTTTTATACGGAACAACCAACGGTTATGTGCAGGTCGATGTGCCACCTTGGATTGAACCATTCAATAAAGAATTACATATAACCAAGCACAATCCAATTGATGATTGTGTATTAGACGCTATGATGTTAATGTATGGTAAAAAAACAGAAAATCAAGTATGATGCCGACTATGATGCTCACTATGATGAGCTGAGTGGTGAATGGACAGAGGGTGTCTGTACCGACCCCGATTGTGAATTTTGTAAGAACCGACCTCCAAGACCAAAGGTTCAGGAAGAAGGCGACCCACAAGATATGAATTGGGATTTGTGGAAACCGATTAAAGATATAGGATGAACCGTGAGATTTAAAGATGTAGATTGGTTTTGGGTTTGGATTTTATTGTATAGTTTGTACCAAGTGGTTGACCTGTCGATTGATATAACCAGCGATAAGGGTGTCAATGTGCAGGTTCAGACCAAAAAGGAAGAACCTAAGACTATGACAAATGATGATGGCCCAAAGGCAGATTGGAAATAATATGAGTAATTATAGAAAACATGCATTTATGGAGTTTAAGGCAGCTGGTTGGTTGGATGATAAAAACCAATTTAAGGATGAAATGCAGGGCTTAATTTGTGAGCATGTATTGAAGTTGCTTGAAGTGTTTGATGAGGAAGGACATTCTGGCTCTTCCGCACCCTATGCCATTAATCTATTCTCCAGATTGGCCAATTTTGAACCAGTTGCACCATTGACAGGTGAAGATTGGGAATGGAATGATACAGGCCATAACTATCAAAACAAACGAGCATCCCATGTATTTAAAGATTATGATGGAAATGTCTATGATATCGAAGGCAAGGTGTTTTGGGAGTGGTGTAAACCTTACGATGGTCGTGAGCCACAAGAACCTTACAAATCATATTACACCTGCCGAGATAGCCGTGTGCCAGTGACTTTCCCTTATGTTGTACCAGATAAACCAATCTATGAGTATCGATATTCAGATGCAACACCTCAGCAACCAGCACAAAACGAACAGGGGTTCTTATAATGAGTTGGCTAGAGATTTGGGCTATGATGCAGGTTTTGGCAGTAGCTATTCCTGTTGGTATTCTGGTTTTGTTATTGATATACTTTGTTGTGGCTGAGACTTTGAGACAATATTTTTGTAAGCATGAAAAGTTTTATGAGAATATGGCTTGCCATGGTGTATGTCGTAAATGTGGTAAAGATTTAGGATTTATTGGGAATTTGAGAAAATGACCTTTGATGAGTGGTTATCCGAGATAGAGAACTATGGCACCCGCCAAGAGAGATTCTATGCAGAATGGGATGCTGGTATGTCCGATGCTCGTATGATTGAATGGCTCAAAGCGGCCTATCAGATGGGACTAGAGCATAAGAATAAAGAACCCAATTATCTTGACCCATGTGGTAATCGTTGTTATTGGCCCGAGGATTGATATGTTAAGTTTATTGAGAAAAACACCTGAGCAAGAAGCCACTAGAGTAGAAGAAGACTTGCAAGAATTGATGCTATATTTGATACGATATGGCCGACCAAGACTATCATACCTAGATGGTGGATGGTATTGCAAAGTTGAAATGAATACGAACACCAAGGGCACACAATTTGATATTGCTTCAGAGTTTAATCATTCAACACCAATGTCGGCTGCCAAGCAATGCCATGAGAGAATCACCAATGCACTAAAGGCGCTGACCCAATGAAATATGTTTGTAAATGTTGGCATTGTATGTCTGGTAAGGATAAGAAGCGAGAATTGATGGAAAAAGAGTATCGTAAAATTGATGCCAAATGCCGTTGCGGGAAAGACCATAAAAACGATAAACCTGCCAATCCTGATGAGATTGCCAAATCCCATGCTCAGGCCATGGCCGATGAGATTGACCGTGCCGCCTTGCTCATGTCCGATAAGGGTTACCAAGTAGGCCGATTAGAAGATATACCGAGAAGAAAATGAGATTATTTGAAATTGCTTATCCCACCGAAGAC